ACTTTCCAAGTTTTACGGTGACGCCAAAAGGGTTCACTCTAATTCAAGAAGCAGGAAAACAAGATGTGTTAGAGGTAACTTACCTACGAGACAGCAGTGTTTTTTACAAAGGATTAAAAACAGGGGCTACCGTTAAACTAAAATGGAAAACCTCAAACAACATTGTTGGTGAGTTCTTCGGGTACATTGTTGACTACACCCCTATTACTCAACAGACTCTTCGTCGTCCTATAACAATTCGAGCAATCGGTGCTTCTCTACCCCTAAAAGAGGGTGGCAATAAGATCTGGAAGAATAAAACTGCACCAGACATTGTTACTGAGATTGCAACCAAGTTTAAACTAAAACCTGTAGTGACACCTCATCCTATGATCTTTAGTCAACAATCTATGCTGAACCATACCTATTGGGAAAAAGTCCAAGAACTAGCAAGTCGAATTGGGTACGTTGCACAGGTCCACGGAACAGAACTGCACTTTCATCCAATTGATAAGATGATCGATAAGTTCATAACAACTATTCCAGTTCTTTCTTTCTTTGACTCTGTTGGTAACATTTGGAATGAGTTGAACTCTCAGACCTTAGATATGTTTAAACCAAAAGTTGGAGACTATATTGATAAGTCTTCTTACTCTAAGAAAGACAAGGTTGTTCACGGTGTTGACCCTGTAACAGGAAAGTTCTACTCATCCTCCAAGTCTCCTACTACTGTTGGTAAAAACCTTAGAACTTCAAACTTAGACCCTTTATTCTTAGAGGCTTTACCAGGAGCAATGACAGGGAATGCACAGATGGCAGAGACCATCTCCCAAGCCCATGCCCAACTATCTCGTTTCTCAATCACTGCGGATGCAGCAAGTCAGGGCGATCCTAGAATTGCACCGTATAGAACGGTAGAGATAAACGGCACTGGTGCAACCACAGATGGTAATTGGATAGTAAAAAAGACACGTCATCAGTGCTTCTATGATGGCCGTTATGAGGTTGAGTTTACTTGTATGACAGACGGTACTGGAAGAAACAAATCATCAGCATTTCGTCCAGAGTCTGCTTCTGTTGTACCTGTAAGAAATATAAAACAAGAGTTGAGTACAGGCGCATCAAGTAAACCAACAGTAACTAAACTGCGTGCTCCTCAAATGTTAGTCAACAAATCTAATGTTGGGTTCAAAGTTACACCAAGTAGATGGGTGGGTAAGTAATGGCTGAAATTGCAATCTCTCTTCCGTTTAGGGTAGACCCTTATGGAAAGATCGCTGTGTCTACTGACCAACAAAAGATATGGGCAGATCGTGTCAGGTCTGTATTAGGAACCGCTTTGAAGGAGCGTGTCATGCAACCCCTGTTCGGTACAGAGATTCCTTACTCTGTTTTTAGCACACAGGAAGATGCCTCTGTATTGATTGAGAGAGAAACACAAGCAGCCTTTGAGACTCAATTACCACTCCTTAGTCTGCAATCTGTAACCACGACTTTTGATGAATTTACTGGCATAATCAATGTCAGTACAGTGTATGACCTCCCTAATAACACCCAAGTAGAAACAGTTATTGGTGTCGCTTACATTCAAGGAACTAACCCGATCTACCAGGAGACGCTATGAGTGACGTAACACCAGTATCCAATATACCTATCTCAGTTGACTACACAAGCAAGGACTACTACGTACTACGTAATGAGTTAATTGCTCGTGTACAAGACCGTATCCCTGAGTGGACAGCCTCTGACCCATCAGACTTTGGTGTAGCACTTATTGAAGCCTTTGCGTACATGGGAGATCTCATCTCTTACTATATTGATAGAAACGCAAATGAGTCGTTGATTACTACAGCCACTCAACGAGACAGCGTTATTAATATTGCTCAAACTTATGGGTATATCCCAGCAGGATATCGTCAAGCATTTACACTACTAACTTTTTCTAATACCTCTGACGAGGCTGTGTCTATACCAGCAGGAACGGTTATCTCTGGAGATGTAGTATCTGGAGACGTTGTTAATACTATTTATTTTACAACTGTATCTGCCATAACTATTGACCCACAGGTTGGTGAAACACCAGGAACAGAAGATGTTTCAGCACTGGAAGGTCGTTATGTCACGATTGTCTCTGACAACGCAAATACCTATGGAGAACTTATAGGTACTTCTACTGGTCTTCCAAACATGTCTTTTGAGTTGGGTGAAGTTCCTTCTGTAGATGGAACCACAGAACTCTACGTACAAGACGGAGACATCTACTCTAAGTGGACACAAGTACAGCATCTACTCGATAACGGCCCTACAGACTTGGTGTACCAAGTTAACACGGATGCCAACAACAATGTCTTCATCACGTTTGGTGACGGTGTTTCTGGTGTTATCCCAACTATCCACTCAGAGATTCGTGCTAACTACATGGTTGGTGGAGGATTAATTGGTAACGTACCAAGCAACACTTTGGTTGATATTGTTTACGTTCCTGGGCTAACTACTAACGAGACTACTGCTTTGCAATCTATCATCACTGTAACAAACGCCGATTCAGCAATTGGTGGGTCAGATCCTGAAACAACTAACCAGATCCGTGTATCTGCACCTGCGTCTTTAAGAGCAGCAAACCGTGCTGTAACACTTCAGGACTATGCAGACCTATCAATCTCTGTCAGTGGTGTTGGTAAGGCAAATGCTTCTGCGGAAATTTGGACTTCAGTAACTGTCTACATAGCCCCAAGTAGAAGCACCGTTGACTCAGATCTTGCACCTGGTCTAGATGACTTAGGAGACCCAACACTTGAATACGATCGTCTAAAAGCAGATGTTGAGAACTATTTGTCGGATAAAGTTCTTCTTGGAACAACAGTGACTATTCAGCCTCCAACATATGTAGACCTTATCATTACTTTGCAATACGCAAAGTTAGATCAGTACACAACTGCAGAGGTTGAACTTGCACTAAAGCAAGCATTACTTACATCATTCGGTTACAACGGCATGGACTTCCAAGACACAATCTATCCACAGGATATTGAGTTTGCACTCAACCAAGTGCCTGGAGTAAAGACAGTCAAGGTTACAGTGCTCCATATTGAAGGAGACACAGGACTTAAGACAGTTGTTGGAGCAGAAGACGAGATCTTTAGATTCCAAGAAAGTAACATCAGTATCGGAACTATCTAATGGATTCAATCAAAAGACTGTATGGAGTTTACAGAGCGGTTGTTGTTGACAACAAGGACCCCGAAAAACAACGTAGGTTAAAAGTGAAGGCTCAACCTACAGGTAACGAAGTTACCGATTGGGCTTGGCCTATGGAACCTTCTAGTATTCATTTAGAGGCACCTGTAGTAGGACAAGGAGTATGGGTTACTTACTTAGGTGGAGACCCTGAATTTCCTATTTGGTCTGGATCTTTTGGTAAAAACCAAGGTAAAAATAAACAAATATTTATTAAACCCTTGGCTGATTCTGTGTCATTAACAGGATTAACCTCACACGTAGTTACAGTAAAACAATCTGATGGAACATCAGAGGTTGATTTAACAGCAACTATTATGGCTCTTGCTAACAAGGTAAAGGTTCTTGAAGGAAAGGTAACTACTTTAGAGGGCAAAGTAACTACTTTAGAAGGAAAGTCTCACACACACCCGTAGTTCAGGCAGTAAATGTGGGGCAAACCAGAGAAAATAGACCGACAGGTCTGAAAGGAAGTACAGCGTGACAGCAGCATATCCCGCAGCGGTGAAGTCCTTTGTAACAAAAGTTGACTTCTCCGACACAATCCTGGCCGAACATGTCAACAGTCTTCAAGAAGAAGTTAACTCTATCCAAGCCAACTTGGGAACCCTTATCAAGACGGGTTCTGGTTGGGTTGGGACGTTTGACCAAATAACTACAAATTGGGATTCTCTAAAAGATCGTCTTGCAAATATTGAATACGGTCTTGCAGATGTGTGGAATGCAGTTCCTGTAGGTGGATCTACAGGTCAAGTTCTTACTAAGACGTCTGGAACTGATTACGCAACTCAATGGTCAACTATTAATGCACTCCCTTCACAGTCAGGGAATAGTGGTCGTTATCTTACGACTGATGGAAGCACAGCCTCATGGCAGGTAGTAGCAACAGGAGCAGACGCATTTAGTCAGTTCTTACTCGCTGGCTGTTAGGATTAGCCCGTGGCAAAATACGGTAACGTTGTTTATGGAGGCGCCAAGTACGGTGTAACTCCAAAGTTGGCTTATTCAGTTGAGCCTATGTCTATCACTGTCATTGACTTTATAAAGATACGAGTCTCATGGCAATCTCCAACTGGAGCATTTACAAAAATTAAACTGGTTAGAAATCAATTTGGATTTCCTGAAACCTCAGAAGATGGAGTTACAATTTGGGAAGAGTCTGCCACAGAAGGAACAGTAAGTAGATCTTCTTTTGTAGATGGGGAAGACAACGCAGGTCAAACACCAATTGTTAATGGTCGCCAGGTTTACTATACGATGTTTTTATTTACAGACCAAAAGGTATGGGTAGTTGCTGGACAAATAACAGACTTAATGCCATTAGACCACGGTGTTCACAAAAGTATAATGGACATTATACCTAAGGTATTTACAAGTGATATACAAAGCCCACTAGGTGTTACAGACGAAACATCTGATCTTTATAACTTTATGGGAGGAATTGCGTTTACTCACGACCAATTCCTAACTCAACTAGATGTCTTAAGACCGCAACACTCTTCTGAGGGAATCGCATTCTCGACATTATCTCAAAATTCTTTTAGCGTAGGACTTATTCCAGAACCCGCTATTCCAGTAAAAAATCAAAAAAGACTTATTCGTGAAGCACTTTACATGTACTCCCACAAAGGAATGCAGAGTGGCATTAATGCTTACGCAGAATCTCTTACTGGATTTGCACCAACAACAACTTTGTCTACTAATTTACTTTTATCAGTACAAGACTCGACTTTTTACAATGCTATAGGTAATTGGACAGCAACTAACGCCACACTTACATCAAGCACAGAACAAGTTCCAGCCACTGGCACTAACGTAATCGATAATGTGTACACAGGTAAAGTTGTTGCTTCGAACTCTGGTGCTATGCAATTAGGAAATACAGCGCCAATTACACGTGGAGTTCCAGTACTTCCAAGCACCGAGTACACAGTGTCTTGCAAACTTAAATCACCTTCTAGCGCTGGCAACATCACTCTTTCTGTAAAGTTCTATGACAAGAATGGAACTATCACAGGTACTACACAATCAGCAACAGCAGTGGCTGCAAACAACACTTGGAAGAGCGCCTCAAAAACATTTACAACTCCAGCAGATGCATCCTATGCAAGTATTCAAATTGCTTACAGTGCAGCAGGTACATATTACTTAGATCAAGTATGCCTTCAACTTGGAGCCGCTGTTGCCTATGATGAGGCAAGAGCAATCTCAATCTTTCTTGACTCTGCAAAAATTAACTACATCAAGAACCCATCTTTTGAGGTAGATGCCTCTACTTGGACAGCCACTGGTGCCACCTTTACTCAAAATGCGGCAGTCCCGACTGACGGCTACTCAGGCACTTACAGTGGACAATTTGTTGTGGCTACCACAGGAAACATCAAGACTAATTACAACATCCCAGTAACTGCTGGTAAGTACTACACCCTGTCGTTCTACGTATCATCAAGCAACTCAGTTAAAGTCACTGGAACTATTGAGTTCTATGATGCAAGCAATAACTTGCTAGAAAATTTTGCGTCCGAGTTCAATATCACTAGTTCTTTTAGTCGAGTAAATTTGACTGCACTAACTGACTCAGGATCAGCGGTGTCTTACGCAAAGGTTAAGATCTCCTTTACTCGCGCTGGTACTTATCGTGTAGACCTTGTGCAATTTGAGAAGTCACAGACTGCAACAGAGTACTTCGATGGCTCTCTTCCTTCGGACTACGGTGCAGTTTGGGAAGGAACAGATCACGCCTCCTACACCCACATGTACCCTAACAAACCTTTAAAGATCCCTAGGTTAGGAAAGACTCTTAATGACTGGATTGTCCCTAACACCTTCTGGAGACTATCTACCTATGATGGAGTGGAATATACCAACCTGACGGTGTAGGCTCCAGGTCATGATTGACCTACTTATCACTATTGTCATTGCTGGAGTGGCAGTTACCTACGTCATCGAGTTCATAGAACTTATTACGACAGGTATGTTTGGCGTTCCTCTACTCAATAAGTTTTTAACATTGCCATTAAGTTTTGGCGCTTTAATTTCTCAGAACTCATTTAGCATGCAGTTCATCATTGCAGTGCCTGCTATTGCTACAGTTGCACTTCTACTCAGTAAGTACTTAAATAAACCAAGGGTTATACAACAACGACTACCACGACTATAGGGGCACACGATGAAACGAGTTATCCTTTTAACATTTGATCCAAGTGCTGATGTGTACTACCCGCTTGTAGAATTACTCGGCAAAGAAGATGTGAGTGAAGTTCTTATCCCAGTAATAACTAGAGGAATATTTACAGAGACAGCAATCAATGCCGTTAAAGAGCAGGGTATTGATTACAAAATCTATCTAGATGTAGAGACCACCATTGATGGACTAGAAGATGACGCTGATGTAATCACTGTTTGTTCTAATCCCATCAAGGAACTACTCAACCTAATTACCCCAGATGACATCCTTGCTATTGCATGGGATGACTCAGACGAGGCTCACATGGTCATTCACTCACTGGAGGATTTTGGATTGGAGATGTGGAACATCAAGGGCACACTTAACCCGATCGAGATGGACTACACAGAAGACACCACAGAGGAACTCTTCGATGCCATGCAGGAGAGCCTGACATCTTTCATCGAGATATTCTCTGCCTACATAGCATCCTCAGTCCTAGACACCTTGATGGACACCATTACGGCACGGCTGGAGGAGGAGTTAGGCTCCAAGGACATCAACCCATTCGGTGACGACACGCCGTGAGAATCCCACATGAGGCTTACACAGCCAACCTTACCGATTATCAGTTCCGTCTCTTGGCCACCATATGCCACTTAGCGGGCTCTGAAGGCCGTTTAAAGGCCTCAGCAGCCCAACTTGGTATAGAGACTGGCAACGTCCATGAGAGGACCGTCCGTAGAGGCCTTATCGCCTTGGAAGAGGCTGGCTTCATAAAGCGAACTCGGACCAAGAGAGCCAACGGATACCGTGGGATAGACTTACTGGACATTACAAGCCCAAGTGGGACGCTAGAGTCCCCTAACCTAGAGGACACAAATGTCCACACCTCACATGACTATAAGTCACGTAGCCATATTACTAATAAGTCATTAGTACCTAATAGCAAAGATAGTAATCAATTAAAAGATATTAGAAACACCGAAGGTGTTTCGATGAAAGAGATACGAGTGCCTATGAGAAAATGGGAAGATGATTCAGACAATCTTGCAGGCTTCGGCCTTGTTGAGGAGCGGGATGCTGTTCAGCCGAAGATCCGCAAGTCAGATCCCAAGACCAGAGGCAAGCGACCTGAGCATGAATGGACTCCCATGGACGTCGCTGCTGAATTCTCATATCGAGTTGGTAAACGCTACCCGCTCTTGCCAGGGACCGTCAATGTGCGTCAGTTGTCGGGAGCACTCAGTAAGTTTCGCAAGCAGTACCAAACCACAGCCTTAGTCGAGTTGGAATTGCTCAAACTGTTTATGGCAGATGAGCGCAACTTCCAAAACATCGGGGATGAGGCACCCCACCTCTACAAGTTGTACCTAGCCTCTTTTGGTAAGAAGATGAACCAAGCCCGTGAAAATTTGGGGCTAAACAAAGTAAATGCTAAGGTCGATACATCTGTTAAGGTCTCGACCCTAACCGCCAGCG